TTTGGCTGCCTGAATTGCTTTTCTTGGTCTGTCGTCATTAGGATATTCTTCTTCATAAATATGAAGCACTAATTCAGCACATTGAATAGCAATTAACCTCTTGTCATTATCGGGTAAATCAATGAACACAACAGAAGAAAGAATCAAAATCACCAACCGCCAACTGTGGTTAGACCTTTATAAGAAGTCATGATGGAAGAAGAAAAAACATTAGTAAAGAATGGTAGAAATATGTTCGACCCTCTTTCATACATCAATGCAAACATCATGTTGCGACTAAGAATGTTTCCTGATTACCCGCTTATCAGACATATTGAAATGGCTAAGTCTGAAATGGAAAAGACCGGAATTAGATTAGAAGATTATTACAATGCCGGAGTAATAATGAGAAATCAAAATCAACAAATATTAAAAACTATACAGCAATGAAAAACACACCTTACGTAAAACAGTATGATGAAAACGGAATAGCAATTCCGATCACAGGTTATGTTAATCAGTTTCCAAACAGGAAGCAAAGACGTGAACATAAAAACAGACCTGCATTCTTTGGCAATGGGAAAAACTTCCCGCTCACTATTGTGAAGGTAGCCAAATATAAAAGGGTACGTCAAATTGAATTTGACAAAGAGGGAAATAAAAAAATAATTGAACATTACTTAATGCAATAACCAAATGAAAAACACCACCATAGTAACCTTATTCGTAGGTGCATTAATATGCCCTGCGGTACTGATAGTAACCAAGTCAATGTTATGGGCTTGTTCGATAGTAGTTCTAACAAATAAAATGTTAAGCAAATGAAAAACGGAGATAAGCCAGCAAATCCGATTGTTAATTCAGAAGGTTTTTGCACAGAACTAAATAATATATCTGTCAAAAAAGACGCAACAGGAATGTCTAAACGCGAAATGTTTGCAATGGCTGCAATGCAGGGGTTGTTACCAATCATTCATAGATACAATCCTTCAGACGCAATGGAGCTTCTATGTGCAGACGCAGTTGAAATGGCCGATGCCCTACTTGCTGAACTTGAAAACACGGAGGTAACAAAATGATACAGGAAGCATTCAACGCCTATCAGTTTAAGCAGTCAATCAACTGGAAACTGTTCTATGATATTATCGCTGCAAAGGCATTAAAGAAACATAACCCCGAACAATGGGAGCAAGTAAAGAAACAGTTAAACAATAAAGGGAAATAAATATATAATCACTATGACAACTAAAGAACAACAAACAATTGACAGCCTATTTAAAGCTGTTCAAGATTTAAGAACGGAAAATGCAAAGTTTCGAGAGGATATAAAATTACAGGTTGACGCTATTAATAGTAAGACAGAAAAGAAGCATCTTCCTATTTATCTTGAGCAGGATATTTTAAAGTCTGCACAATTAGCAATTGATAGTGCAATAAAGAATGTATTGCAGGATAACTACAGTAGCCCACTAAAGAAATTAATAATTTCAGTTGTAGAAGAAAATTCTGCTGAACTACGATTTTTAATATCCGATAGTTTTACTCAGGTTATACGTAAGGATGAGTTCAAGGCTTCAATTATAAATGCTTTTAGCCATAAGGTAGCCCGATCCATCATATCAAATAATGATGGGCTATTCGATAAAGTTTCAAATGAATTAAAGCAGGATGCAATATTTAAGTCAAGAATGGCTCTTGCTGTTTCGAATGTTGTCAATGAGTGCTTAACAGAAAAATCAAAATGACACAAGCAATAATCATAACCGACCCCTCACACATTGAGTTCATTCGCAAGGCTATCAGGAGCGAGTTTGATAAGGACGATTCATCATTCTTTGACTGTTACAGGCTTATCAACATGGCAAGGGAACTTAATCAGTACGACATCGCTCAGGAAATGGAGAAAGATGTTTTGGAATGGAAGAAATAAACTTTAAACATATATAATCATGAAAATTATTAACGCAAGTATTAACCTGTCAAAGATTGACAAGGCAAAAGTAAAAAGCATAGACCCGAAAACTGGAAAGCCTTATGCTAATGGCGCAAAGTATTACAACCTGACTGTAATTGTAAAAGATGAAAAAGATCAGTACGGAAATGATGTTGCAATTAAGCAGGGGCAAACAAAAGAAGAAAGGGATGCAAAGACACCGGAAGTATATCTCGGTAATGGCAGAACTGTTTACGAAACGAAGCCATCAACAAGCCAATCGGTTGATCAAAATACAGGTGAGATTTATAACGCTGTTCCGGTGCAGGGTAATAATAATGAAATGGACCAATTGCCTTTCTAATATGAAGCAGTGTTTCAAGTGTGGAGTTAGCAAGCCGTTAAGTGAGTTCTATCCTCACAAACAAATGGCAGACGGGCATCTTAATAAATGCAAGGGTTGCACAAAGATTGATATTAAGAACAGGCATAATACGCTACTGCTAAACGATGAATGGGTAGATTCAGAAAGAGAAAGGCATAGAGAAAAATACTATAGGCTTGGATATAAAGAAAAGCATAAGCCATCGAAGGAAAAGAAAAGAGAGATAACAAAAAGGTACGAGATAAAATACCCTGAAAAATACAAAGCACGTTTAGCAACAGTTCATTTATTAAGAAGCGATATTAAAAATCACCTTCATCATTGGTCATACAATAAACAACATTTAAAAGATGTAATTGAAATTGATAGCAAACTACATCATAAACTACACAGGTTTTTAAGGTACGACAGAGAAAAGATGATTTACAGAACAATATTCGGTGAACTACTTGATACCAAAGAAAAGCACATTGCATTTATCGAATCAATAAAATAAAAAAGCCCTGCGGTAACAGGGCGTGTCAAACTAAAATAATCAAATAATAAAAACAAAGATATGGAAAACAAAGCAATTGCAACAAATGAAAATAAGCTGGCTCTTATTAGCCCAGAAGATTTATCGCTCGTTGCTGATAATACCCTTAATGCCTCACAGCTTAAACTTATTTTAAAAAGCACCCCAAAGCAATATGTTAAAACCAGACCGGCAAAGGGTGGTGGAGAATGGCGGTACGTAACAGGAGGTTACATTAAGAAGTGCCTGAACCTGATGTTCGGATGGGACTGGGATTTTGAGATAGTTGATGAGAAAATAATGTCAAATCAGGTTATAGTTAAAGGTCGTTTAACGTGCAGGGCTAACGGAAAGCAGATTATTAAAATGCAGTTCGGTCATAAGGAAATAGTATGCAAGAAAAACACTAACGATCCACTGGATATTGGAAACGACTTTAAAGCTGCTGCAACGGATGCCCTTAAAAAATGTGCTGCTGAGATTGGTATTGCTGCCGACATATATAATTCTGATGATTTCAGAGAGGTAAATGTTGATGCAACAGAAATTCACGAATCCGACTTACAGGAACTATTCGACATAAAAAAAGAATCATTGACAGAATCAGAGCGCGAAAGTGCAGAGCGTATCATCTCAAATAAAGAAACTGCATCATATAAAAAACTTTACAAACAACTTCAATCGAAATAATTCTATGAACCCAATTCGCAACGGACGCTTCACATCTTCTGAAATATATAAACTGATGGGTGCGCCAATACCTAAAAAAACTTATATACAAGAAAAGAACTATGAACGACTTCTGGGAAGGAGATTAAATAGTGAAGCGTCCGCGCGACCCACATTATGGGGAAAATTTGTTGAACAACGGGCATTTGATTTATTAGATACCGTTTACAAAATCTGTTCAGACGTAACTATTTCGCACCCTGATATTAATTTTTGGGCTGGGTCGCCTGATCTTATTAAGCACGTTACACATCAATCGGTTGTTGACATTAAATGTCCGTTCACACTGAAATCATTTTGCGAACTGGTGGCTATTGCAGATAGTGAAACGCTTAAAAAAGTTAAGCCTGAATATTACTGGCAGTTAGTAAGCAATGCAATACTGACGAACTCCAATCATGCTGAACTGATTGTGTATTGCCCTTACAAATCTGAACTGGATGAGATCAGGGAAATGACGCAAAACTATGACGGCGATCAGAATAAAATAGCTTGGATTAATTGGGCTTCCGATGATGAACTGCCTTATATAGTTGATGGTGGTTATTATAAAAATATCAACGTGCTTTCGTTTGAAGTATCACAGTCTGACAAGGATGCACTCACAGTAGAAGTAATTGAATCCGGTAAAAAGTTAATTACAGTTAATCAGGAAATCGAAACAATAATTTAACCCATGAACCAACCCACACTATTTGACCAACCGCCCGTAGTTCGTAAGAAAACGAATTACAGTTATGGTACATCCGACATAGCATACCACAGCAATAAGGATGGAAAGCAGACTGATGAAGAAAAAGTATTTCACTGGTGCAAAACACTTCCAAATCCTACCATTGGTGAGATAGCGGATAAAACCGGAATCGTTGATAGTACCGTTGCTGGCAGGATTAACGACTTAATCACTAAGGGACTTGTCCGGTATGATGAAACGATTAAAGATGATGAAGGCAATATCATTCACGAGGGCAAGGTAATATATAAAGGCAGTAAAAGAAAAAGGATTGTAATAATTTAAAACTATGACAAACACAGAAGCATTAAGAGCATTTGTAACGGACGAAGAATTATTGGAGTGTTTGATATTGTTTGAAGCAAAAAAGATAGATGCTTCCAAGCTACTCGCTTCTTATATGTTTCCTAAGTGGCAAGTAACAACATTAGAGGCATTTGGCATACTTACGAATGTTAAAAAAGAAATTTAAAAACGTGTTGTTTTCATTGGTAGCCGGTGGCGTGTAATGCGCTGCCGGTTTTAAAAAAGGAAAGGGAAAATATGACAAAGACAAAAACTATAACCAAATACTCATCACACAACTGCAAAAAATGCAATTCAGTGGAAACGGTACTTGTAACTTTAAAAGTTAAAGGCGACGAATACACAGCCACCGTTAGTAAATGTGGATGCTGTGGCTATCAGTATGGCATAAAAGAGTTATCACAAATAATCAATTAACCATTAACAAATAAAACATGAAAGTAAAATCAAAAACTCCTGCAAAGAAAACTGCAAAGAAATCATTCAAAAAGATTTTTGCTGAATCATCTTTATTTAAAGGCAAAACTGTTAAGAATGGTGTTGTGAAAACTGCAAAATCTCCGTACAAGTTTAAGAAGGGGGACAAGGTTCAAATAATAGTACCACATCATGAAATTAAGCCAAACGAAGTAATAACAGTTATGGAAAATTCTTTTTATCCTTTATGCAAAACAAAGCGTGGAACTATAGGATTAGATCAAAATTATTTAAAACTTGCCACCAAACCCCGCACCGTCCTGACCATCACAACGCCTCACGGCAAGGTTAAGATCGTTAAGACGGATGAGAATCAATTTCACATTCAATCAAAAGCCAATAACAATGAGATCGTGCAGCATAGCGAGGTTCTGGAAGCCAAGCAAACAGGCATTGAAAACATTATTGTAATGAGCAAGATTTACGGCAGCCGTGAAATGTCAGAGGCGGTGAGAAAGTTGATGAGTAAAAACAAACAATCTAAAAAATAATATATATGAAAACAGGAATTGAATTAATCGCTATTGAGCGACAAGAACAAATCGAAAAGCATGGCAGAACAATTGAACAAGATATTATAAATAATAGTCAGTTCCAGCTTACAGAAGCTGCATCGTTTTTATGTAATCCAGAAACAGACCCCGAAGATTATGATATTCAAGAATATCTACCAGTTGGATGGGATTTAGACTTATTTACAAATATATGTCATAAGCCCTATATAGAACGATTAATAATTGCAGGTGCATTAATAGCAGCAGAAATTGAAAGAATCCAAAGCGTCGACAAATGAATAATACACAGATATATGCAGCAATAAGTCAGATGAGTGAAAAGCCTGATTATTGGATTAGTGAACTGGAATCTTTGCCCGAAAGCAAATGGTTTACTAATGTTTACAAGTATGAATTTCTAGAGGTTTTGCATGACACTTCCATCATCTGCAAACGCATCACGCCCATCTGGAATAACGGATCGTTTGTCGGGAATAAGATTGAGTATTACTGGAATCGGGAAATGAGGTTTGAGGTATGAGGTTGAATCAGATATATAACGAAAGCAACATTGAAACGATGGCACGTATGCCTAATGAGTTTATTGATTTAGTGGTAACATCCCCACCGTACGATGGACTAAGAACATATAATGGTTATTCATTTCCGTTTGAAGATATTGCCAAAGAACTTTATAGAATAACAAAGCAGGGAGGTGTAGTTGTTTGGGTTGTTGCTGATGCTACTGTTGAAGGGAGTGAAACAGGCACATCATTTAGACAAGCATTACATTTTAAAGAAGTTGGGTTTTATTTACACGACACTATGATTTATGCAAAACAAAATCCAATACCATTAACGCATAACCGATATGAACAACAGTTTGAATATATGTTTGTATTAAGCAAGAGTAATCCCAAAACATTTAACGGGATAAAAGAGAAATCAAAATATGGGGGAGAAATGGCAAGTCTAACAAGGTCTTTTTATAAAACCAATACAGAGAATGAGCCGACACTACAAAACAAAAGAGATTTTATCAGCGATAAAAAATTGAGAAATAACATTTGGTATTACATTGTAGGAAGCACACAAACAGGAAAGATAAAACACCCTGCTGTATTTCCAGAACAGCTTGCAGCAGATCATATTTATAGTTGGAGCAATGAAGGTGATTTAGTTTATGATCCATTTGGCGGCTCAGGGACGACAGCAAAGATGGCACATATCCATAACCGGAATTGGATTCTATCTGAAATCAGCGAAGAATACTGCAAGCTGGCAGAAAAAAGATTAAAGCCATACCTAACACAAATCAGTCTATTCCAATAACTGTTAATAAAATCTAAAAATCCACCGAAATGATAGGAAAAAGTGAGTATATTTGTGCCGTTAGCGACGCAATTATTTTAAAAAATGAACCTACTAAGAAATACAAGGATGGGGTACATACTTCGGTATGGTCTAATTGCGTCGCTGCTATTGGTTCAACCCCATCCCCTTTATTATTTACATCTAAAAGCAGCGACTAATGGCAAAAGATCCGGCATTCTTATTTTATAGTTCCGACTTCCTGAGCGGAACTCTTACAATGTCATTTGCCGATAAAGGGCAATACATAACGATATTATGTGCACTTCACCAAAACGGCAGATTGACGTTAGATGAAATGAAAATCGTTTGCAATAATAATCCAGTTTCCGAAAAGGTACTTGCAAAGTTTAAACAGGATGAAACCGGAGCCTATTTTAACGAAAGGCTTGATGAAGAAATTAATAAGAGAAAACGCTTTACTGAAAGCAGAAGAAACAGTCTCAATATTAACAATGACGACCAAGTTCATATTTACCTTTTGTTTAATCCAGTAACGGGTTTTTATAAAATCGGAAGCAGCAAATATCCACAATTAAGACTTACCGAAGTCCAAAAGAAAATCCCGACAGCGCAACTTTTCTGGAAAAGCGAAATTCTGGTTAATAGGTCGAACGAAAAAAAATTGCACGATGAATTTCAGGCAAAACGAAAATCTTATGATTGGTTTTCATTAACAGAAAATGACCTTAATAAAATCATAAACAATACAGAATTAAAACCTCGTACGGAAACCCGTACGGAAAATGAAAATAGAAATGGAAATAGTAATAGTAATGAAAAGGATAAAAGGGGTGTGGGGAAAAAAGGAAAAGCTTTCGTACCGCCAACCCTGCATGAGTTCACCAATTACTTTTTAGAAAACGAATTTGATGCTGATCTGGCTAAACGTGCATGGACCGGCTATGCAGAAAACAACTGGCACGATTCACACGACAACCCGATACGTAACTGGAAAACGAAGGCACAACAAATCTGGTTTAAAAAAGAAAACAAAACAAATGGCAACAGAAATACAAGTTCAGCAACAGGATCAACTAATAGTACTGGAAGCGAAAAAGCTGGAAGGGCAACAGTTGACGCACTTGACGCTTTTAAAAACCAAAGAAGTATGCCGGGAAGTGTCTAAGCATGACCAAGCCATCATTGAAGCTGCCTGTGCCTTCCCTATGCTGATGAACATACCGGAGGCAGAACAGGAATCAGCTTTCCGTGATGCCATGACTTACATCATTGTTGCTTGTAGCATTAAAACTGAAAATATTCCTTCCGCAATCCAGATGAATGTTATGCTCCAATATTTCAGGCAACATTACCGGACCTTAACGATGGCAGAATTAAAGCTGGCAGTTGATTTAAACTTTACCAAGACCGTTGCACCGGAGAATCAGGCAGGACCAGAATTCAGGGTAAAGCATTTTCAGTGTATTGATATTGATTACCTGACGCAAGTGATAACCAATTACCGGTATGATAGGATGAAAGCATTTGCGGAACTGAAAAAGGTAACTGCTGTTCCTGTGGAAAGACAACTTGAAGCCCCGAAAGCATCATTACAAAGCCTGATTAACTGGTATAAGGAAAACGGATCAATGCCTCTTACCTATGATTGGATTGCAGCCTTTGAACAGATGAGAGAAGAAAAGAAGTGCGAACCGTTTGAAGTGATGAAAGCATGGATGAAGCCAGAAGAAAATAAGATCCGTTCAGAAATCAGCATGAAGTTGAAAACCTGTTCCGGTTTAATTGAGAAAAGACAGATTGAATTACTGCTAACAGAAGATGCTATCAGGATGGAACTACGCAAACGGTATGTGTTAAAACGAATCCCTGAACTATGCGCCTAAACTCCCTCGACTACTATTCACTGATACTAAATAACCCACCATCCGCACCGGATCAAATTAGAAAGAAAATGGAAAAAGAGAAAATACTAAAACAGTTAGATGTTTGGATTGACAAATGTCAAAGGCAATCCGATGATTTCTTTAAAAGAGGAATGGTTGTTTCTGAAGCAGGTTCACTATCAATGAAGGCAGCTTACCAAAATGTAAAGGATTTAATCAATCAAACCCAAACCCCTAACACCCACTGATATGGAAGCAAGAGAATGGAAAAATGAATTAATGAAAATACACACCGATGATCCACAGGCAATGTATCAGGTTAAGTATGCTGATTATGATGAAAACACATGGACTATACCATGTTTGCTAAACGAGAAACGAATTGACTTTGCATTAAACGATCTAAGTGTTACCAAAATAAAAATACTGCTATCTAATGACAATGAAATATTATTTATTCTGTAATGAAACGAGCCGCCCGAATTGATAGTAACCAGTTAACAGCAGCAGAATACAGCCTGATGAAAAAGAAGAAAGGAAGCAAGTTTAAGAATGTAAAGGTAGAAACGGATGGAATTAAGTTTGATTCCAAAAAGGAGCAGGATCATTACCTGTTCCTGAAAGATGAAGAAGCGGCAGGAAACATTAAGGAGTTGAATTGCCAAGTGAGATTCCGGTTAAAAATATCTGAGCAGTTGATATGTGCTTATGTTGCCGACTTTGTATTCCATCATAAAGATTCATCAGGCAAATGGATAACACAGGTCGAAGATGTGAAGTCAGAGTTCACCAGAAAGAATCCAGTGTACCGGATTAAGAAGAAGCTAATGAAAGCGATTTACGGAATTGATATTGTAGAAATCTAAAACCACCACCAAGCCGTTGAACTGGCTAATAAATTGAAAGGGTAAAAAATTATAAAAATATGACAAAAATATTAAAACAATTTCCATCTTTTAAGATTGGAGAAATAGTTTACCATCGTTCGGTTTATGAACATGGAGAACCATTAAAAGTGGTTGGAATTACAGAAGACAAATTGCTTTTAGAAGGTGATTATTCTGGTGGAACTCACAATGTATGTCAGCGTGATTGGTTGCCAATTAAAGGCACATCAAGAATACGAAACCACGCTTTCAAATTAAAGGCTCGTAAAGATGCTATTGATATTGAAATATTAGCAATCCCGTGTGCAGGCAGCCAAAATAATACCTACAAAGCAATGATGGACATGGTTCATGCTGTAATGGTTCTTACCGCAGATGTTTCACTTAATCCTGAATTTTAACCGCCACCAGTCGGGCGTTCGGCTTGGTAACAATAAAAGAGAGATGAAAAACCAAAAACTATTTAATCTGATGGCAAATAGCCATGATGTTACCTTACTTGAATCTGATATGGATGAGATCGTAAGGGTTGTAAGGGAAATGATTATTCCCACCCCCTCCCAACTGGAAGCGATGGCGATGGCTAAGTTTCCGGTTAAAATGATAAAACTGAATGGGACATTAACTGATTTTTACGAGAGAAAGCGTAAAAACTACCTCTCAGCCCTTACCGACCTTGCTAAATTGATGGGAGGGGATGAGGGATGAAGGAGGAATATAAATTAATATTCAAAACAATAGGAAGTAATCATAAATGGGCAAAAAACAGGTGTATTAAGTGTGGAATTACAAGGGTTTATAATCAGACTAAATATTCTTATGATTATTATATTAGCAATGAAAAACAAGAATCAAGACCATTTTGTACTATAAAGACTCAATCTTAAAATTACAAAACATGAACTATAAACTATGGACTACTGTTTACAAAGCAACAGATAAGTCTTCTTATGTGATTATAAAGCTAAACAAGCGATCAGCAACTATTAGCAATAATGGATTCAAAGAAATAATTAGCCTTGATGATTTATGGCTGCACTTTAACTAAATGAAAAATTAACCCCACCCACAACATGAAAAATAGAATAAAAGAAGTACTTGAAGTATTGTTAATTATAATATATATTATTTGGCATCTTGTCAGGGTGGTGCTGGTTTCAATAGTTTGGTTCTGTATTAATTTTTTAGATTTAATATTACTGATCCCTTTATTTTTTGTTTGGTTAATTTTTGGTAGAAACTATATGTTTAATTTGGAGTATGCCATTAATGAAAAAACTGGAATTTTTGAATGTATTTATTTAAATAAAAATTAACAACATGAAAAATAAACTTGCAGTCGGGATGACTGTGTATGCGAAAAACCCTTTCAATATATGTGAAGGCTGGGATTGCCTTACAATAGGATGTGGTTATAAAATAACCAATTTAGATTCAGATGTTTTCTATGTAGTAGACGATGATGGCGATGATCTTGATATACCTATTGACGAGTTCGACCAATACTTCACCACCGAACAGCCGGATGAACATATTCATCTAAGAGTTGCACCTAATGCAGTGGCTACATTTAACACTCCTAATCCATCACCCGAAACTTTAGAAATGGTTAAGCATTTAGCGAATGCTGCTGATAAAAAGTTTAACAGACCATTGCATGAAACCTGTGAACATGAATATGGTGCAGTTAAAGAATTATCAACCGGAAAATGGAGAAACTGTATTAAATGTCCTCATTGGGAAAAGGTTGATGAAGCATTCACCACCGAACATCCGGAGGGAGGTGAAATAGAAAAAGAGCTTTTTGGCAATGGGCAAGAATTATCGAATGAATTATTGGTAGCACAACTTCAATCCCGTGTGCAGGAGTTGGAAGGTAGCACAATGGAACTGATTGACGAAAGGGATCACTTGGAAGATGCGCTTAATAAAATAATGGGCATTATGAAAATTGATAAAGAGTGGAGTAATCATTATAACGTTGAAAATTTTGTCGATGATGTACTGGAAACTGTTAATGAAAAAGACCAACAAATCACTCAACTCACAGCCGAAGTGGAACGGTTGAGGGGAGCGGATTATTTAGGAAACATTCTTTTAGAGTTTGCAAATGATTTGACAGAAGCAAGCAAACAGCATATTGCAACTAATGCAGTTATCAAAAATATAATTGATAAATATTGTATCCCCACCCACCAAACCGATAAATAAAGAGATTATGAATAAGGACTTACTACAAAAAGCAATTGATAAGTGGGGCAAAGAAACTCAAATCAATAAAATACAGGAAGAAGCACTGGAACTTGCACTTGTATTAAATCAGAGGAAATGCCCTACTAAAGATGTAGATCGAATGGAATCCAATCTGTATGACGAATTAGCTGATATGAAAATTATGATGGCTCAGGCTGAATTATTATTTGATTCTGAAAGAATAAATGAGCGAGTAAAGTTTAAGTTAGATAGACTTCAATCAAAATATTTCAGTTAACCAACCCATGAAATACCTACTCATCGCCTGCCTGATGGTGGGGTAAAAAAAGAAAGAGATTATGAAAGTAAATAATTCAAAGAAAATGAAAACAGAAAAAAAGTTAATTGCATCAGCAAAGGATCAGGTTACAAAAAGAGCCGAAAAAACTAAACAGCTATTGCCAACATTACAGGCATTGGTAAACGAGGCGAAGGTTATTGATATTGATATGAGTACAGATGATCTATTCACGGTTATAAGATTTCCAGATGCATTTATTAAAAAGAAAAGGATTGAAAAAATCAAAGCCGAGAAGCTGAATGAAATAAATGGGCTTCCTTTTAAGATAACACCTGAAAAGTTTTTAGAGCTTACAGAAGGGACGGACGCCTTTCCAGATTCTATTAAGTTTGAGGTTGCAGCAGCACAACTGGCAAAGAGTAAGATTTTAGAGAATGTACAATATATCAGTATCGTTGACGGCGAAGCGGTAATAGATCAGGCGAAAGTTGACGAGGATATTGAAAACGAAAGTGTGTATTTGTCCAACCCTGAACTGATAGAAATATACGAAGGTTACAGCAGCATTATCAACACCATTAACGAGGTGAACAAAAAACTTGCGTTGGTTACTGGTTACGATGGTTTACCCGTTTCTGAATGGCGGCGAATGATAGAACCTACATTCAACATTCCTGATCCGTTAGGTAGAAAAGGGCACGCCGGCATTAGTCAGGCGAAAGAAAGCAATTTTTTTCATCAACTAATTTTAAAAGCTGAAAGGGGGATTATGTCGTAATTATTTACCGGCAATTTTTCCCAAAATAAGAAATATTGCCAATTTGGGAATTAATTGTATATTTGCAGGGAATGGCTAAGGCTGTAAAAGTTAAGGACGGGAAAGGCAGGTTAACTGATTATAGTAAAGAACTTGCTGATGAGATTTGCGAACTAATCGCAACAACCGATAGGGGACTTCATTCTATTTGTAAGGAGTTCAATGTCAGTGTAGTATCTGTTTTTAATTGGCTAAAAGACCCACGTTACGAATATTTTCTTAACAATTACACGCGCGCAAAGGAAGCACAGGCTGAACTAATGGCAGGTGAGATAGTTAGCATTGCCGACAAGCCATTAATAGGTGAAGTAATCAAAGAAACAAAGGACGGTACTTTTACCGAAACTGGCGACAACGTACAACGGTCCCGACTAATGGTTGAATCCCGTAAGTGGGTTGCTTCAAAACTACTACCCAAAAAATACGGTGACAAGGTTGATGTAACCAGTGGAGGCGAAGCCATTAAGCAACCTGTTTACATCGTTAAGGATCAGGAACAGAAAGACGAACTGGATAAACTGTGAGCCATCACTTTAGCAGTTACTTTACCCGACTTTTAAAGGCATACAACACCGGAACACGCCGCCTTGTTTCAATGGGTGGCACATCTTCCAGTAAGACCTATTCAGAATTACAGTTACTACATCAGATTGCCGTTAAGCGTAATGCAAAGGGTAAGCCGGTAAGTATATCCGTTGTCAGTGAATCATTGCCCCACCTTAAATTAGGTGCTATCAGGGACTTTGAAAACTGGCTTAAACGGATTAATCAGTATGATGAGAAACAGATTGACTTCACCAATCACATCTATTGGTTTGGCGATTCCTTCATTGAATTCTTTGCTGCAGATATGGGTAAGGCAACCGGACCCCGTAGAGATAAATTGCTTTTCAATGAGGTGAACAATATACCCAGATCCGTTGTTATTGAACTTTCCCAGCGTACCAATGAAACGATTTTTTACGACTTCAACCCGACAGAAGAATTCTGGATAACGGATGAGGTGTTCAGCTTACCTGAATCAGAATACCTGCTACTGAAATCAAACCATCTGGATAATGAGTTCCTGCCTGATGCCATCCGTAAGGATATAACCATGCGAGCAGAACGGGACCCGAACTATAAACGGGTTCATATTGATGTGGAGTTCGGAAGCAGTGAAGGGATTATCTTTCCTGAATGGAAGCTATGCGATAAGATGCCGGACACCTCAAAACGGATATATGGTATGGATTTCGGGTTCACGAACGACCCGTCAACACTTGTTGATATTAGACTGCAGAACGGGGAACTCTGGTTTGATGAATTACTTTATGAAAGAGGGCAAACACCGGAACAACTGGATCAGTTTTTAAAGCTGAATACTGACAAGCGTTATGAAGTCATTGCTGATAACAGTGAACCGCAGATGATAGATTACCTGTTCCGTAAAGGTAATAGGATGAAGCCATGTGTTAAGGGTAAGGATTCCATCACAACAGGCATTGAACTGATAAAACAATACCCTGTAAATGTTACCAAGCGGTCCGTTAACCTGATCAAAGAAAGAAGATCGTACCGATATGCTGTTGATAAGAATGGTGTAAGTCATAATGAACCGCAGGTTGGTCAGCAGGACCACGCTATTGATGCGGTAAGGTATGGAGTGCAGATGCTTGTAGGTAAGCCAGCACCACCCCGACCCCGTTACACGATGCTGAACGGATAAAAAATAAGCCGGAAAGCTATCAACCGTCCGGCTCTAAACTCAAACACCAATTTGACATCATCCACTATGTCATGAGCAGCAAAGATAACCCGACTGCTAATAACTTCCTATCATTTTGGTAATATTTATTTTCCCGTTTCGGTAATATTTCCCATTTTTGGAAATATATTTGCATCATGCAAGCCGCCACAAACGACACCGCCAAAGCTATTAAAATGGAAATCTGCCGGAGTTGTCCGTATAGCAGGGATTCTAATTTAATGGGCGTTCACTTCTTAACATGCGGTAAGTTCATGACAGGCGAACAGGTTATCCATAATGGAAAGCCTATTCAGTTATGCGGCTGCATCATGCAGATAAAATCTGTTGCTGCTGATGTTGTGGGAGCGATAACAAACAAAGATTTACAATTACTTAAATGCCCTGCTGAGAGATGGTAGATGAATCACATTACACCCGTGAAGGTGCTCAAAATGGTAATACATGCTGAAAGATAAATTCGTTAAGGTTGAGGCAAAGCATATAACTTTCAAAAGAAAGATGCCACATACGGCTGTCTGTTGGGCTGTTATTAAGGGTTTTGAAACACGATACCCATTTGCAAAAGAATGTTTCTTTTATTCCATTGGCAGAACAAATGAAGTAACATTCTTCTTTAGTTATCACAGTGATTTAATGGCTAATTAAAACAGATATGGCACGCTACAGCAGAAACAATCTTAGTCAGAAAGTAAACATTGGCGGGAGCCAATACAAATATGTAAGAAAAAAGCTCAATGAAATAACAAATAAAGTTTACTATGCAGCAGAGGTTTCAAAAGTTTCAAATATAAAACACTATAGTATTCACGAAACAGAAAGAGAAGCGGCAATTGCAGTAGACAAAGCATTTATTCAGAATGGAAAAGATCCAGTCAACATCTTAAAAAGAAAATCTGCTTAATGCTACCCATCACCATAAACGAACATAAATATTCATTACCTACTATATGGGATGAAGTAACCTATGAGCAGGAATGTAAACTGTATGATCGTGAAGATGGCAACCGTCCTGCACAAATATTATCAGCATTTACCGGAATGGATTATGATACCGTAAGCCGTATTGATGCAGCAGAATTCATTAAAAACATCATGCCTCATATTGCTTTTGTCAATTCTCCACGTGATTATTTTAAGATACCGGTACCCACTGAAATAAATATTAACGGTAAGACATTGCCAGTTCAACAACAGGTCGGGAAACTTCCGTTCGGAATGTATTCAGATGCAACACTGTTAATCGAATCAAATCAGGATAATTCTATCTACAACATAGCTGCAAAACTTTGTTCCATCTTCTTACAACAGCAATATACAGCAGCAATTAAAGGTATTGAATTAAAAGATGCTTATGATGGTGGTGAAACATACGACAAAGCGGCAGCCTTTGAACTGGAACAGCACTTAAATCATCAGAACGGGAAAGTGATAATGCCGCTTTCCGGTTTTTTTTTAACCAAATTGAAGCATTACGAACGCAAGAATCTGAAAAACTATCGACAAACCCTGACCCAAAAGTGATGAACGCCATGTCATTGTTTAAGGATTTAAGCCATTTCAACGCTGTTAAGGCTGTTGCAGACCTGAATCATTGCACTATCAGAGAAGCCAGGCGATTGGATTACGAAACTGCTTATTGCTTACTGTTCTATAATGCTGCCACTATCAACGCTCAAAAAATGCTTAACACAAAATAACCATGTTCAAAGTACCACGTCATAATATACCTGTTGAAATACGTAAGCACGTAACCGATAAGAAGATAAAGCAAGCTATCAAAGGAACGTACAAATCAGAATTAAGCAGGATGAAAAAGGAGTCAGGCATTAAGAAGTTCACACCGGAACAGAATGAACTATACAGCAAAGAAGTTATTAAAAGGATTGCTGAATTTATGAGCTCACAATTCAAGATGCCAATAACATCTAAAGAAATACAGGAGGCACTGAAATGATACTACTGCAAACATTGAAAGAAACATTTAACTCCACGCCACTGATTCAACAGTATGGCTTTGGTGATAAATACTTCCTGAATAACGTTGACAGGCAGACAGGATTAACTACTGATGCCTTGTACCCTTTGTTATGGGTGCATTCCATCGGCATGGAATCGTACTACAATGAGTATGCAGAACGCAAAAACGAATATTCAGTGCTGGCAGTTATCGGAAAGGGATTACCGAAAGGATTGGATGCAAGTAAAGAAGAAATTGAAGATGCAATAAAAACCTGTTGGACGTGCATGGTGCAGTTCGAACAACGATTGCAGCATCATGAAACGATACAACCCGACCATGTAATCCGGTTTAAAGCAAACCCATTTATTCATGACTTGGATCTGAATCTCTTTGGATGGGCTTTCACCTTCACAGTTAAATTGATTGAAGCCGTACCGACTGACTGCGATCCTGTTCCAACGGAGGCAGATTATATAAGTACAGGATATGCACAATCAGGATATGTTGAATAAATAAAATAATATATATGATCAGGAAACCATATTCAAGACGTGAAAAGAAATTATTACAGGAACTTCAAAGAGCAAATAAGGCAGTGCAGGATCAGGTAGTTTATTCAGGAAAGTTGCTTCATGAGATTGCAGAGATTAACAAAATTAAGGATGAACAAAAGTCGGTAATTGAAAAACTTAGTGAAGAAAGTGAACTATATAGGGAGAATTTTGAAGATAAGGCAGACAGGGTTACCGATCTTGAAACAGCATTGAAAGTGGTAATAGCATTAAAGTAATGGCAGAGGTAACAAATAAGGACGTTATACGTGATTTCCTGACTGACAGGCGGCTCACTATCGTTTCACTGATGGATCAGATGGATGTGAACGCAACAGGAAAGACTATGCAGTCCTTACGTGTGGATGCACAGGATGAAGCCGGTCAACTGTACGGTGCAAGGGCTTTCAATCTCAACAGTGATGGGAAGGTATCACTGGAATACGGTTCGCCTGCAGGAACATTAGTGCCGATTGCAGATTTACAGGAATGGGCTACAGCAAGAGGTTATAAAGGCGATGTGTTTGACCTGCAAACCAGAATCTTTGAGCGTGGAACAGTAACAGTTAATGATGATTACCCGCGATTAATCCTGCAGAAAGCATTCAACAAATCAGGAGTGGAACAATTAGTGAAAGGAATCAGCAGGGTAAACATTCAATCAGTGAGTAGTGAAATATTAACGATGTTTAAGTGATGACAAACTGGAAAGACTACCAACCTGACAAAGTTTTTGTTGCTGTATTGGTGATAGGATTCCTGATTATGGTTTACAGATTCATTAAAGACTTTATTAAAGATAAATAAAAATGCCTATATCAATCGACATAAGACCTGAACTTGATTTCATGGGAAACGGTTTACTCCGTAGTAAGTGGAACTGTTCACAAATGACTGTTCTGTTCCATCTGCAAAGGATGGATCACATCATTAATACAATTACCGGTAATGGAAATCCTGATGAAATAGTTATTACCACTGCTGACATTGCCTTCAATCCATCATTAACAACAGGTGATACTATCTACGTGAATTCACGGGGTTACGTTGGTGTTGCGGAAGTGCTATCAATAACAGGCGGCTCAGGAAGTGATTATGTTATTACTGCCGAAGGTTTAACTTTCATTGGAAATATTGCAGGTGGTTATTTTAATCTTAATACAAGAGTCAACTATTTTGTAACTGTTGAGGTGTACGGATATAATCATGCAACAGGAATATATGAGGTGTTCGGATCACAACGTATTGCACCGGATTCAGCAGGACTTGGAATTGCTGATGTTTCCAGAATGCTTAATAAATATATAAAGTTTGAAGCTGATTTATTAGGTGTTCGTAATGAGTTAAACATCAATGCAGGATCGAAGTTCTATATAAAGCATACTGAAAACTGGATTGGAAGCAGCGAAACGGCTGTATCTGACTCAGCAAATGAATATTATTTCCTTCCTGCAGTAAAGCAGATTGGTGAAGAATACGGAAGTAATGTTGCTGAATACGTACCATTTGCTGTTGATACGGCAGGAAACCCTAAAGCAAACTGGCTTACGGACTTCGAACGTCCTTCATGGTTTGTCGGGCATGATGTTGATTTCTCCATAATCAAATCTGATTCCCTAGATGGTCATACCATGACACTGGAACAGGAATATCAGAACGGATTAGAAGATGATATTGGTACTGCCGATGCTGATCTGGATATACTTCAGGGCGTTGGAGTGCATCGTATTTCTCCAATTGGCGCATTATCAGCTGATGATCCACTGGTATCAGGAACTAAATTTATTGATCTGTGGATTGAGGTAGACGGCATTAGCCAAAGTAGATATGTGCAGGAAGATTATGTTGCTGATGATTATGCTGAAGCCTTGCCACCGTCCGTATCGCCATTAACACCGTACAGAGTTACCAATAAGCTAAAGGTAAAAGTAAAACAGCCGTGCGATGGTGCGCTATTCCGATGGGTTAATTCAAAGGGCGGCTGGGATCGTTGGGTATTTTCTCCAAAGCAGTTTAATGGTGTGGAAGTAGAAAATATCGGAAGCAGAAATGTATATAACAGTGATTCGTCCGTTGCTTTTTCTGTTAATGAGATAATCGGTAAAGCATCACGCCAACCTGTAAAAGTGTTTACAAAGATTGAACAGGATGATGTTTCCGGTTTTGTTTCTCTTTTTGAATCTGCCTGTGTTCAGATTTACAATACCACGTTAAGCCAGTACCAGACAGTGGAACTAATGACAAAAGGATTTCAGTATAATAATCAGCAGTCGTTAATTCCTGTTGAATTAGTATTCACTATGCCAGAACGTAACACGGTTAAGAGATGATAGTGTACGAGCCAAAAAGAGAAATGATAGTACACCATCCTTTAAAAAGAGGTCGAGTAAAGTCATTTGTAGATATTAAGAATACAACACAATCGGAAAGGTGTGTTTTATTCCTACACTTTCAGCTTCATGATAGTGTAGCGATGATATACATTAAAACGAAATGCCCAACCAAAGAAATCAAAAGAGTTATTGATACATACGGAGATTCATATTGTCAGGCACTTGAATTAAGTATTAAAAATAAAACAAAGCTATTCAGATGAGCCAACCCCTACTATTTGTTAATGATAAGTTAGTGGATTTAGATCCTGCCTTTAAGGTAGCAATAAATTTTCAGTTGAATGAAATTGCAGACATTAAAGGAAGGCGAACTGTAGGCACTAACAGATTTTACGGTTTGTTGACTAACAACAACAAATTCATATTTGAACACGCGGAAATGGTGCAAACCACATCCAGACTTCACAGGAACAGAATTAACGCAAGACTAATAACGGGCGGCACAACTTACACCGGATTCGTTATTGTTGACGAAGTAGACGAAAAAGGTTATTCGTTGCAATTCCTTTCAGGTAATGCAGAACTTTTTAAAGCGATTGAAGGCAAAAAAATATCTGATTTAGATTTAACCAGTTTCAACAGGGAGTGGAATAGGGTAGAGATGAGTAATGTTTACAGCAGCTTCACAAGTCCGACTTTTCACATAGTAGATAATGGTTATCTTTCAGAAAGTTCCAGAAGTGTAGATGTAAGGAAACAATATTACTCTGTTTATGTTTACACTATCTTTGAAAAGATATTGACAGAAGCAGGATTTACATTCTACGGATCGTTATTTAGCGACCCTCGTTATTTGCGTTCTGCAATACCATTTACCAACGATAAGCCAATACACACGAATGAATGGCTTTTACAACCTTTATGCAAAGTAAATATTAAGCCTGATTTATTTTCTGTAACACTTGGAACACCACTAACAACAGAATCGTTTTACATGGGATTCGACAACGATAGTACTGGCGGTTTTTATGATAAGAGTAACGAAGTAACACTTGGACCATTAGTAGTTGATACTGTTAACCCACCTGCAGCATATTGGAAGACGCGCCGGGCAATTAACATTGAAATAAAAAGTACAATGGTAATTACCGTTTATAACTTTAACGGATCATTATCATATTTACGTATCAATGTAGGTGGCGATGAGTACATACATAGTGCAGGAAATGGAACATTTACAATAAACTTTTTATCACAGTTAGGTCGTGCAGTAGATGGCACTGTTACCGCTTCACTATCTATTACTAATTGTCAGGTACAAGTATCCGGTTTTGTGCAAATTGATCCGATAGATGTACCATCAGACACAACAATTTATTTTGGTGAGTTATGGGAATTCCCGATCAACTTACCTGATATTACTCAGGCAGATTTTTTAAAGGCTATTTTGCAAATGACTGGTTCCATCATTGAAACGGACGGTTTAGATTTAAGTGTAAGAATTGAAACCTATAAGACAATGACAAATGAAGCGGCAAAGCAAAGAGCCGTTAATATTGATCAGTTTATTGATCACAGTGTTAAGCCAAAAAACGAAATACACCCAACCGGATATTTTCAAAAAACATGGTTTAGATATTTATCGGATGAAAATGTACGTTCAGAATATGGTGATTATTATTTAAGTATTAACGATAACACGTTGCCAGCATCAGGAACAGCATTAACACTTCCTTTTGCAGCTTCTGAGTTTTCTACTGCAATGAGCGATTTAAATATGGCAGCAGTGTTAAGAGTAAAAAACGGGAATGACATTGTACCAAAACCGCGAATATTATATAGGGCAAATATTGAAAATGTAACATCAAATCCAATTTTATTAACAGATGGATCAAACACCTTCACAAAATTAGCATTTAGCAAATTTACCTTCAATGATCCTTTTGAGAATGTAAGCCTTGACTGGAAACATTTACTCTTTGATTGTTATTCTGAACTTAATGCAGCCCTAAACGATTTTAATAAAATAACACCCCGTTTCTATTTCTCTACAAACTTCATTAATCAGATGGACTTATTCGATCCGGTTTTTAGTCAGTACTTCAATAGTTACTTTATGATTAATAAGGTAGAAAATTATGTTGACGACTTACCTTGTAAAGCAGAACTAATAAAGCTATAATAAGGACATAACCAGACCTACCTAAAACCCTATATATAAAACACAATGGCAGATAATACAGAAAAGGTAATACTCGATGTCAGGATTGACTATGCAACCCTTGCAAAGCAGTTAGATGCAACGCAAGATAAAATTAACGAGCTTGTAGTCGAACAAAAAAAACTGAATCAGGCTTTTAGTGATGCGAAGTCAACAGGTAATGTTGCTGAGATGGAGCGGCTTTCTGCTGCCTTGTTTAAGAACAAATCAGAAACAAAAGCACTTCAACAGGAGCAGAAGAATCTGGAAATACAGGGAAAGACACTTGCACAGGCTGCCGATGCCGAAAAAGGAAGCTACGAAGAACTGTTCCGCATTCAGAAGTTACGGGAAATACAATTAAAAACGCTTGGTGAACAGTTGCAGGTGAACTCAAAAGGCGAATTAGAATTAACTGATGAATATAAAAAACAATCAGCTGAAGTATTGAAGGGTAAAGAAGCATTATTACAATTCAATGCAGGTATTAAAGATGGCAGATTGAATGTAGGAAATTATGCTGATGGATTTGAAAAGGCGATTGAAAAAACGGGATTATTCAGAGGCTCATTAGGTGATTTGAAAGGCATATTGGAACAATCCAAAGCCGGTTATGAAGCAGTAAAACAAGGGGCTTCGCTTGTTGTGGAAGGATTTGAAAATGCTGGCAAGGCAACGAAAGCATTTGTTGTTAATGTAGGTGAGTCGGTTGGCATAATTAATTCATTCAGTACAACTAATGGTGATTTATCGGGTAACATTACACAAACTGCCGAATCGTTAGGTGATGCAGCAAAGGAAGCGGAAAACTTAGGAACAGCAGGAAAAGCAGCAGGAACAGCACTGGAAACAGGAGGGAAGGCAGGAGCCGGAGCAATGAATCTTCTGAAAGTTGCTATTGCATCCACCGGAATCGGATTGCTGTTAATTGCTGCAGGTGCATTATTCGCATTCTTTAAAAAGAATGAAGCAGCAGCAGAACTTTTGGAACGTGTATTTGCTGGGCTGGGTGCTGTTGTTGATGTTTTAGTGGATGGATTTGTAAACGTTGGTAAAGCTATTTTTAATTTCCGTGATACCATGACAAAGGTTGGGGACTTCATAAAGAATCAGCTTATTAATCGCTTCACGGGACTTCTGGATATATTAACCGGCATTGCAACACTGGATTTCTCAAAGGCAGGTGAAGGGCTGTTAAAATTAAATACAGGCTTTACTTCTGATCAGATTAAGGAAGGCGCGAAAGCGATAGGAGAATATAAGGATAAACTTGTTGAAGCAGCCCGCGAAGCATCAGCACTGAAAGCACGGGAGCAGGAACTGGAAGATAGTATAAGGAATCAGTCAATCGCTTATAACAATCAGAAGAATCGTATTACTGAAATCCAACGATTGCTGAAAGATAAAAACATTACTGAGAAAGAACGTATAGCATTAGGAAAAGAAGCGATTGCCATACAGGAGAATTTAAGCCGTATTGATTTAGCTAATGCAAAGGAAGCGAAAGATATTGCAGTGGATAAGCTGTTAATTGGCAAGGAAATTTCTAAGGATGAAAAGGCAAGGCTTGCTGAATTACTTAAACTTTCCCGCGAAAGAACAAAAGCGGAAAACGATGAATTGCAAACCTTGCAGGACAAAGCCAATATCAGAGATTCCGAACTGGATTCTGTTATTGAAACAACGAATAAAGTAAATGACACTGTTGCACAAGGTAATGAAACACGTATCAGATTAGAAAAGGAGGTTAGGTCTGCCATACTTGCTGAACAAAAGAAATACATCACTGCATTAACCGGAATTCTGGATGATGAATTAAAGTTAAAGGAATTGCAGGGAGTAAAAGATTTCAACGCTCAACGAATCATTGCAACGAAACAACGTGATGCAGCATTATTGGAAGCAGAGTTAACAGCAAAGGAAAGAGAGAAGATTGAAAAAGATTTACAGGTTCGTCTTGCTGAAATTGATAAGGCGCAAGCTGATTTTAAGTTACAGTTACAGCAACAGACCGAAGATGCTTTATTAAACCGTCTTGTGGATGGCAAAGAGAAAGAAATTGCTATCGAATCACTGAATTTGCAACGTAAATTAGATGCAATTAAAGGTAATTCAGCAGAAGAATTGGCATTACGGGAGGCATTAATTGCTGAATCTGCCACAAAGATTGCAGAGATTGAAGCGAAATACACGAAAGAAGTTATCAATGATAACACTGATTTACAGTTACAGCAGCAGAAAGATGTATATAATGAAGAAGTAAATGCCTTGAAGATTGCACGTTCACAGCAATTATTGACTGAACAGGAGTTTCAAAGTCAAATGCAAGCCTTACGTGTTAAGGGATTGCAGAATCAGTTGAACACATTGTTATCTAATCAGGCTGCATTACAACAACAGGATCAAAAGCAGTATGATGATGAAGTGCAGCGTTTAAATACGGCACTGGAAAATAAACAAATTACTCAGGAGCAGTATAACGAAGGATTGTCTGCCGCACAATTATCATTCTATGCAGCACAAGCTGAAACAGAAGTAAGTACTCAATCCGGCATCACTGAAACTATTAATGGCATAAAGCAATCACAGGTCGATTTTCAGGTAACAACAAATCAACAGTTACTTGATAACGAACAAAAGTTAAGTGATGAACGTTTTGCAATCCAACAGGCTTCATTATCATTTGCCGGAACAATCGTTACAGGCTTCAAAGATTTATTAGGGCAGGACGAACAGAATAAAAAGAAGTACGCTAAATTAATAAAGGCTCTTGCTATTGGTGAGGTGCAGATAAACTTATTGGCAGAACTTTCAGCAATTGCAAAGAATTCAGCATTAAATCCACTTAATGGACCTACTGCCGGAGCCGCCGGTATTACACAATATTTAATTCAATCAGGCGCAGCAGTTGCACGTTCCATCTTTGCTACTGCTAAAATATCGGCTCAGGAATTTGCGGACGGTGGCATCACTGTTCATGAAGCGCAAAGAAGATACAATGCTAAAGCAATCGGATCTTTTGCCGGTGGTGGTGCTGTACGTTCGGCATCACTTGGATTAATTGGTGAAGCAGGTCCGGAATTCGTTGTGAACAATCCAACGTTAAATCATCCATATTATGCACCAATGGTAGATAGCATGGAGCATTACAGACGTACAGGGCAAGTTATGCCTGTTTATGCTGATGGTGGTTTTACTGAAAGCCGTATCACATTACCAGTACAACAGGAAAGCCAGAGTGCGGAATTATTAGCAGCAGTGAAAGAAACGAAAACAGTTTTAGTTGTGGAACAATTGAACGCTGTTAGCGGCAACATGGTAGAAGCACAGGAACTACTTAGAATATAAACCATATATATGATTCAAACAGTGGCAAAAACAAGTTTATTCTTTTTCCTTGACGACCTTAGTGTAAGAGGTAAGCTAAGTGAAGCAGTAAAGTGTAAGCATGTACCTTACCGTCATAAAAGACTGTATGAAATTTATATTGAGTACCTGAAAGAAACATCACGTTTCAAAACAAAAGTTCAGAAAGCCAACGATGTTGCTGCACGTATGGGAACCTATCAACGTGAAGTTTACAGGGCTATTGAGTTGATGGAGAGTTAAGGGATTCTAACTGACATAATACAGTTGTCGTCAGGCTCAATAGCACCACTAATAAAAAAGCACAATTCATTTTTAGGGTGTTCTATTATTTTACAACCATTAACCATAATAGGGTTGTCAATATGAATTGAATTATTATAATTTGTCGACAACCTATAAACAGAATTACAATAATATATTATATTTTCAATAAAATACTTTGGAGCAAGCACAATAATGTTTCTTGACGATCTTAATTGAGGCGGTGTAGAGTAATAGCAATCTTGAAAAAAACTGTGGCACATTTCTGCCATCTCGGAATTAATCTTACTTAAAGTATCTTGTTCTTTTTCCATTCAACAAATATATAAACTTTTGACAAAACCTTGTCAAATAACACCCTTTTTTCCTGATGAACTTTGTCAGCGATGGCAAAGGTTGTTCACAAGTCATTTCCTGTATTTAAAAGTGTTGATGTTTCTAATGTTGACCGTGAGAATGGCATCATTAAGAACGTTGTCATTATTGAATCTGGCGTTGATAAGTACGGCGACAATTTTGATGAAACCTTTTTGCGTTCAATGGAATCGCAGGGTAATAGTCAACCGATGGGTATTAAATCCCGTTTCGGCCATCCTTCAATGAGTAAAGAGGCTTTAGGCTCTTATCTGGGACGTTTCAAAAACTTTAATGTAGGAAGTGTTGACGGTAAGCAGGTTTTACTTGCTGATCTGTATTTGGATAAAACAGCCAAAGCATCACCAACGAACGGTAACATGTACGACTATGTTCTGGATATGGCTTCATCCAACGATGATATGTTCGGGAACAGTGTTGTTTTTATGGCAGATAAGGACGAAGTGAAAGTTGAAAAAGATATTGATGGCAATGATGTTAAAGTTCCATACATAAGACTGAAAACATTCATGGCATCAGATATAGTTGATTCTCCTGCTGCCACTACATCGCTTTTTAAGGATTACAACGAAGGAAATTTCGCAGCAAAGGCAACGGAATTCTTTGATGAAAACCCAGAGTTTGTAACACTACTGAAATCACACCCTGAAAAGGTAAAAGAATTTATAACAAAGTACGAAATATTCAAAGAAATGGCAGAAGAAAAATCCATCATAACTAAGCTGAAAGAATTAATTGGCTTGGAAAAAGAAGTCACTGAAACGCCGGAAGTCATTACCGAAACACCGGAAGTTACTGTTGATAATACAGAAGTATTAACAAAGGAACTGAACGACTTGAAAGAGTTGCACAAATCAGTAACCAGTGAACTGGAAAAAGTAAAATCAGAAAATGAAACTCTGGTAAAAGAAAATGCTGAAATCAAATCTACTGCTGAAAAGTTAGTTGCTGAAGTGGAAGCAAAAGAAGCTGACATTCTACAGGTGAAAAACATTCTGAAGGCTCACAAAAATACAGTAATCATACCTGCCGAAAATAAAACTTTCGCTGTTCCTGCCTCTGAAGCTGCTTCCGAAACACCGGTTGCAGAAAAATCAAAGGAAGAAAAGAAAGCAGAGTTAATCGCAGCCCGTGAAGAAAGAGAAAAGAAAAACAAACGATAAAATCAACAACCCTATTTATAAGATGAAAAATAAAATATTTATCCTACTCACAGCCTTCGCACTTGTTGCAGCATCAGCAGTATATATATACTCTGATGGACTTGGCATTCGTACGACAAACAAGATTACTACCTCTATCACATCAACAGATGCAGCCGGAGCGGACACGTTAACATTAACACCTGATAAATACGAAACAATCGTTGTTCAGGCGTTAACCGATTCAGTAACGTATGCCATCGGATCAACAGTAAGAAGTAAGCAGAATGACAGAATTTGTATTCAGGTAACGAATACATCTGGATCAGGCAAAGTAAAATTCCCTACTGCATACTTTGAAACTGCATCAGCAGACAGCGTATCAACTATCACATCATCAAAGCGAGCGATATACTGGTTTACGTTCGTTGGCAATGAGTGGATCATGACTTCAAAATACGTTCAATAATTAACCTAAAACAACCCTATATATAAAATGAAATTATTCGCTAAACAATATACTCCTGACATCTTTGATGCAACAGGATTGACCCTTGCAGACGATAACGCAACGGCAGTAAGTGAACTGGTATTTGAAGAATCGTTTGCGATGAATGAAAGGAATAAATATTCCTCATTCTTAAAGTTCAATACAGGTATTAAAAACAAAAAGATCATTCCAATTCTGGGAGGCTTCACAGGTCTTGCAGGTCATGAATTGACAGGTGAAAACTGTACACCAACGGAATCGGATATGCAGATTTCATCTTATCAAAAGAAATGGGAGTGTATTTATATCGGTGATCGTTTAGTTGACTGTTATACGAACATTAAAGAAACATTCTGGACTTACTTCCGTCCGTCCGGCGTTGCAGGGCAAGACCCTTCACAAAATCCGGCTTATGCTTCTTACGTGCAGATGCGATTACAGGAGTATTTGGCTGATCTGTTGATGTTCCGTATTCTGTTCATGAGTGATACAGATGTTGCAGCAGCAACAAACAACTCTTTAACATCTGATCAGTTGAAGTATTTCAATACTCATGATGGCATCATTAAGCAGTGTAAAGACATATTTGCGGCAGATGCAGACCGTCAAACTACACTTGCTGAAAATACTCAGACAACTTATTCAACTCAGAGTTTCGATAACACGCCAATCGTTGTGGGTACTGTTGCAACATACAGAGCAACGAACATTCTGAACAACCTTGTAAAGAATTCTCACATCGACTTAAAGCGTATTCCAAAGAACAGACGTGTAATTCTTATCTCTCAAACTATCGCAGATCGTTACGCAGAAGAAAGAAAAGCGATTACGAATGTTGATCTGGGTTATATCCGTACAGAGACAGGCATGGATATGTTTGTTTTCGATGGTATTGATGTAGTGATCCTGCCAACTTATGACACACTTATCGAATCATATTACGATAACGGAACACGTCAATGGGAACCACACTTTGCAATTCATACAACTAAGGATAACATTCAGGTTGGAACATTGCAGACAACAGATTTCGAAACATTCTCATCTCACTACGACAAGACAACAAAGAAATGGTATTTGGATTTCGCATTCGACTTTGATGTGAAAGTTATCGTTGACCGTTTAATCCAGATTGCAATTTAACCTAAAACAACCCTAAAGAAAATGAATAAATTATTTAATCCATTAGCGGTTCGACAATTATCGCCAGCATGTGCGCTAATTACCAGTGGTCAAACAATTCCAGCAGGTTGTGTTGTACCGGTTAGAGGTGTAAGCCCTGATGTTATTCTCATCAACTATGATGATTATAGTGACAATTACAGTTCCTCAACGAACATCATTACTACTATAACTGCTGCAAATCCTGGCTTTACATGGGAGGGCTTAAAGACTTCCACAAAGCCAGTTGCAACAAAGAAAGAGGGAACGTATGAAGATTCATTTGAGCTTTCAATTCAGATGGTTTCTTTCTCTGTTACTGCTGCCATCCGTAAGCAATTACAGGCAGGTGTTAAGGTTGTTGCGCTGTTAAAGCATAATGAGAAAGGTGCATCAGGTGCAACAAAATGGAATGCTTGGGGACGTGATACTGGATTATATATCCGTGATCTGGTTTGGGACTTAAACAGCCCCGACACAGGAGGCATCACATTTACATTAAAGACCCTTGACGATCAGCCATCAGCAACCCTTCCTGTAACAGTGTTTATTACTGATGAGGCAACAACGGATACATTAGTTGCAGGCTTATTAGTTTAATCATTCTTATTTGGTTACTGGTTATATATAAATTGATGAGAAGGGGTGCAGGTCAAATCGTACCCCTTTTTTAATAAAATGAGTATGGATGAATTAAAAGAGAAGGCATTAAAATTCATTGCCTTAAACAATGAGAATCACATTCTACTGGTAGCACCTGTAAAAACACAGTTCATTGAATTATTCACATTAATATTTGGAAAGAAGCCATCATGTGCCAGTTGTGGCGACAAAGTAGCCAAAGAATACGCTGAACTGGTAGAGTTTGCAAAAGGAACACATTCAATTTATAAATACAGCATGAGCGCATATAAATTAAAGAATCACAAATCAATATTCGATCCGGTAACGAATCGGTATTATATATACAAATCACCATTGTGGAGTGATGAGATTGCATTAAATATTTTATCAAACCAGCCGCAACAGGCTTTCCGGTTTATTCTTCCTGCTGACCATGAAGAAAGATTACAGGCTTATCTGGATGCACGTGCATTGGTTAATTCTGCTGAAGTAGTGGCAAAGGTTGAAGAAGTTGCTGGGACTGAAAATACAACAGCTATTGAAGGTGATAATGTAGTGGTGAATGAAGAGATCGTGGAAAGCAAAGAAGTAGATGTTGAAGAAAAGCCGGTACCGAAAACTGAATTCAATACCGGAAAAAAGCATTCAAGAGAATTTAATCGTAAATAATAGTGGCAAAGGCTGTTGCATTAGGATCAACTACCAAGCGAATAAAATCAAATGTAGAAAAGACATTTGGTATATTGTCATGCGATTTTGATAACGCCTATTATCAGCGCGTAGATCAGGCATTATTACGATCTACCATTGGAACTGCATGCGACAACTTACGAAGTAAATACTTATTTGGAAGAGGGTTTTTAAAAAAGGAAATAGCCGACATTGTTGTAAACGAATTTGGAGAAACGCTTACTGAGCTTTACAGCCTGATTCGTAAAGACTATGCAAGATACAAGGGGTGCTCTGTGCATGTTAAATACGATGGTGCTTTTAATGTAATCGGATTGCATCATGTTCCATTTTTATTTTGCAGGATAGGTATTCCAAATGAAAAAGGTGTTTCAGATAAAATAAAAGTTCATCCTGATTGGGCGAAAAATTCATGGAAGCAATTTAAGAAAGAAGATATTATCGAGTTCAGCGTTTTTGATAAAGATATAGATGTAGCAATTGAACAGGCTACACAGGCCGGCGGTTTTGATAAGTGGAACGGGCAGATATTATACTTTACGGATTCAGGTAAAATAGAATACCCTTATGCGCCATGTGATTCAGGTTTTGAAGATCTGGAAAGCGACCATTTAATTAAAATATTCAAATGGCGCGGACTGAAAAAATCATTTATGCCCGGAGGTATTTTTGTTCGAAAGGGTATCTCTCCACTTCCTGCTGATGCAAGCTCTGATGATATTGATGAGCAACAAGAAGAGGCAAAAAACTTTACAAAAAATATAAATGAAAGTCAGGGAGCAGACAGTAGTCATAACATAATTGTAGTTGATATAGCAGCAGATGAGTTGAAGCCTGAATTCACACAATTTGAAATAAAGAATAACGATAAGTTATTCGAGTTGACAGAAAGTTCAGTAAGAGAAAATATTATTAGATGCTATGGACAGCCTCTTGTTTTGCATGCAATAAAGACACCGGGCGCATTAGGAAATTCAACTGAGTGGGAAGATGCGAAAAAAAACTATGATGAGCAAACAGCAGACGAAAGAAATATGCTTTCGGTTGCACTGATGGACCCTCTAACAATGCTTACAGGATCAGAATATACAAATGAAGATTTCATCATAGTGCCAATTACCGGACTTGAATCAAAGAAGGATAACAAGACGCTTGCAGAAGTAATTGGAGTGGGTGGCATAACATCGCTAACAGAGGTACTTCAATCAGCATTAGAGCCGCAACAGAAAATAAACTATTTAATACTTGCATTTGGATTATCAGAAGCAAATGCAGAGGCACTTGTTAACGGAACTAAAATAGAGCAAAATGCCTGATACACTACTCATCGACAGGGACGACTTAAAGTTATGGAAAGGCGTAAGCCTGACTGTAACAGAAGAAACGGAATTGGAGCCATATATCAGGGAGGCGCAGGACTTGGATATTTCTGTTCAGTTAGGTAAGCCGTTGTATTATGACTTAATGACCAACTCGGCAAATGCTGAATATGTGGATTTATTGGATGGTACGGATTATCTGGATTCAGAAGAAAATACCGTATTCTTTAAAGGATTGAAAGCTGCCATCTGTTACTACACATGGTCAAGATATATAAAGTCAAGGAATAAAAAAGACACCGCTTCCGGTTATATGACTAAGCAACAAGGGCAATATTCACAACCTGTTGATTACAGGGAGATTGAAAAGGAAGCAAATCAGTGCAGGATGGATGCGGAACAATACATGAAGGACTGCATAGACTTCATTAAAACATTTCCTGAAACGTACCCATTATTTACAGCAACATGCAAAAAGCGCAGTGCTGCAGGATCAGTAAGATTAACAACCCTATAATAATAATAAAATGGCAGTAGGAACATTACGGACGGAAACAAAGGCAGGGTTTACCACCAAAGGATCAACCCTAACTTGGAGTGAAGAAGATAACACATTTATATTTCTATATGATTTAGTTCAGGCGGCACTTGCAATAGATACCGCTTCCTTTGCGCCATATAATGCAGGAACAACATATACAAATGTCGATCCTGATTATGTGAGTTACAACGGCAATATTTATGAATGTATTGTTGCGTCAACAGTAGGAAACCTGCCAACTGATGCTACGAAATGGACGTTGGTTTCCGTTGGTGAGTTTACCCACATAAAAGACAGGGATCAGTATTTGGATTTCGGAGGCGCAACACAGGTATCAGCAGCAGCATTATATAGGGTTCTTACCGTTACACAAGTAACAGCCGCAAACTTCGCTTCATTTGCAGCAGCAGGATCATTAAACAAAAATAGTTACTACGAAATAACGGATGATGCCACCCTGCAATTATTTATCCGTACAGGATTAACCGGATTTGATTATTCAACTAATGCAGTATTACGGGTTCGGATGCCTGATGCAACTGTTGCGCCGACATGGACGACCGGAAGCATTGCACTGAATCAACGTAGAAGCTGGGATAACCTTGTTTATAATCACATCACTTCGACAAATACAACAACTTCGCCGGATGCTGATTCGACAAATTGGGCTGTTGTCATTACTTCAAATACTACTTATTACAAATCCATTTACTACACTGCAAAAGTTCGTTTCTCTGGAAGTGCATTTGTTGTACTACAGGCAACAGACCCAAAGACCGGCGATGTTTACGGAACAGTAACAGGAATCACAAGACTGATCAATCCCGCATACGGATCTGATGTAAACAATGTGAATCATTGTGATGAAGGCAGTTATATCATCGCGCCAAACGTTTCGAATTCTGTTCACATAAGAGGTAATAAGTTAAGAGCCGGTGCAAGCATTGAAGCCTCTGGACTTATTACCGGAAACATCGGAACAAACCGTTTAGAAAATGCTTTGCTTTCCATAGGATTAAACTTTGATGGATCAGTTACCGGCAGCAGCATTAAAGGTTGTCAGGTTATTATTCCTGATGATGCTACGGGCGGCATGACAGATACTATAATTGAGTTCAACGATCCAAATGATATTTCTTTCAACATCAGGTCTGGGGCAACATTAGATGCAAACACCATAAACAAATATGGTTCTGATGTTTCGGACACAATCGACATGACAAGTAAGTCTGAACTGGATTGTGATTCTGTTGATCCTGATAACGAATATGTGGGTGTGTACCTGATGGAGTCTGGCAATGGAACAGAAACAGTAAGCAGCATAATTAATATGCCATCGCGCTTCCCTTCAAAGATTGTTGCGGGTATTGGTACAGCATGGACTATTGAAATAGTAGATGGTGCAACAGTAACGGGCGATGGTCAAATAGTTGGTGATCTGGGAACACTTAACGGATCATCAATTCCATTAATCGGTAATGGTGTTTCCTGCATCATCGTTGAACCGGTAACGATTGATGGATTCTTAGTTGCACAAATTAAACATTATCAACCTTAATAAAATAGAAATATGACAGAACAAGAGAAAAGGCAGTTGGAAAGTAAGCTGCTTGGATTAAACAAACAACTGGAAGTGAACGAACGTGCATTGCTTCGTTTGCCTAATCAGATCGAAGATTTAAAAAAACAAATTGCTGAAATAAATGCGAAACTTAAACAATAGTATATGAAACAAATCCAAAGAATTGTAATTGCATTTATCGTTGTTGCGATAATTTGCCTAATGTATTTTCATGCACCGGCTCAAACAATACCGGTAAAGATTATTTCAGCAACCGGAGTAATTGATACTACCGGAATGAACTTAAACGGAAAAGATGGCAAGGATGGAAGGGACGGAAAAGATGGAATTAACGGTAAGGACGGAAAAGATGGTGCAACCGGACCGATGGGACCTGCAGGTCCTGCAGGAAGTGGATCAGGAGTAGTTAAGCCATCATGTGTTTTTCAGGTATATAATGCCAGTGATATTGACGCTGCAATAAACGGAGTAATTGCAGGGACGGTTACAAAGATTGAGTTTATGCAGACTGATATAGTAAAAAATATTTCCATCCCCAAATCATGGGGTGGCAACAGTAAATTCTTAATCATTGAAGGTAACGGAGCAAACCTGAAAGGGTGGATTAAACAGCAAATGCCAGCTTCACAATCAGAGGCAGAAGATTTAATGACACAGTATAAAATCATTGTTCAGAACCTTTCTTTTGAAGCACCTAACGACACCTGTTTAGCATTGTATGGATCAATGAATAATGATGTGAAAAACAATAGATTCAGACGTGCAAAATCTGCTGTTCATCTAGGCTTTTGTATGAATGCTATGGTATATCATAATGATGCGGTGAACATGACAGGGACGGCTTTTGTAGCAAACCGCTTATATGTTACCGGAGCAGGACTAACCAACGCACAAAGCAACAACGCTACGTTCATGCACAACAGGGTATTTAATGCTGATAGTTGTTTTGCTTCGTTTGCTTCCTACTCATCCAACAACATTGACTACTGGAAAAATACTGTTGAAGGGAAAAAGCCACAGTACGGATTTTATAATGACGACCATCAGAGTTCCACCGTTAAGATGTATTCACACTACGGTAATCACTGTGAAACAACAGCATTGAACAGCATGTTTTACACAAAGCTGAATGATGGAGTAATCAATTATGAAAACACTTGGAATCAGAAAGCAAGCCCTAATTTATATGAGGTTGTTTCTGGTGCTGGGGCAATCGTTAATGTGCTGAACAATCCAAACATATTAAGTTCCGATAAGTTCAAAGCAACAACTACAACAAAGTGGAATATCTGGAACAATAAGCGATTCGATGAAACAACAATCTGGAACGGTGCAGCACCTACACAGGTTGACTTACGATATTATTATCAGGGTGGTTACAAATGGGTAAATGCTGTTGCAAGGTTTAATAACCAAAGAATACAGACAGCCCCCTAAAAATATAAGCAATAGTGCAAATCAAACAAATCAAACTTTAAAATCATGTACATTACAGAAGCATTCGTTGACCTTTCAACAGGCAACACCGTTATTCAGGCGACATTAGAAAACAATGTGAGCCAAAACCGTTCAATATCACTTGATCCTTCAAGTAAACAAATCAACGTTACGCCATTAAAGGAAGTAGGTGATATGACACCAATCGAGATGTCAGAAGTTATTCCTGTGGCAACGGACTGTTTAGATGGTGAATCACCAGAAGCAGAAAAGGGATTTTTGTGTGCATTACTTGCAGACATGAGTTCAATAAGCTAATCGGATAAACGAAACCAAGCCCCGTAAGGCTTAATCAAAACAACCCACCATGAAAAACTACGCAAGATATGATTCAGTAAATCAAATTGATTGCTTATACACATTTCCAGAATCAGAAGATCCAGAAGTACAGGACACCGTTACCGTTATTGATTCAGAAGGTGAAATAAAAATAGGACCATGCGCCCTTACATCTACTCAGGTAGAAAATCTGGGAGCCATTGCAAGAGATGAAGAACAATTTTCATCTGATCTGGATTACTACGGATGTAACTGTGATGCTGCACGTATTGGTAAACGTCCTAATTCATTACCACCACCTGTAAGAGATTGAAAAAGCATCAGCAAATAATATTCACTATCCTGCTGTTCATTGCTATTGCAGTGGATGCAGTACGTGGTTATTCCGATCTGCTGATCTATTCAGGATTAATTAAAACCGATTACACAACACTATACTGTTTATTGGATTCATTAATGGCATTGGCTTACGTAGCCGTATTAACCTACATCAGCTTTATTTATTGCACAATGAATATCGCTGCACTGATCACATACAACTTCCTGCAAGGATGCTGGCTAATGATGGCATTCATAGATTTAAAGCAGGAATGGTTTCATCAGAATGTAAACTATGATGCCAGTGAAATAAGCATGATGATGTTCAGTATTGCATTAACAATTATCATTTCCGCTTACCAGTGGAGTAAAAGAAAAAACCTAACCTAATGACCGACATAAACAGACTTGAAAACTTAATGACTAAGCAGCATAAACAGTTGTCAGGTCAAATTGAAAACATAGAAAGAACTGTTACTTCAATTGATACCAGTATACAAGGCGACGAGAGTAGAGGGGTGGCAGGAATTAAGCACCACATAAGAGAGTTGAAGGATTCATCTATTAATCACCATGAAAGAATCAGCTTTTTAGAACAGCAGTTACCGGAAGAAAGAAGAAACGGAAACCGTAAGATGGTAGCCGGTGCAGCAGCCGGAGTAATTGCCGGAGGTACGGCAGTTAAGTTCGGAGGCTGGGGATTAATAAAATCAATAGTAACATTTTTAGCAGGACTATTTAAATAATGATAGGTCAACATTTAACAATAGAACAGTGCTGCAAAAGTGAAACAGCCATCAGGAAAGGAATTGATAACACTCCTTCACCTGATATTGTTTCAGTAATGAATCAGACTGCAATACACATTTACGATCCACTGAAAGAGCAGTTCGGCAATATCGCTTTCAGTTCGTTCTATCGTTCCGTTAAACTGAATAAAGCAATCGGAGGCAGTCCAACCAGTTCACATTGTAAAGGTGAAGCAATCGACTTCGATATGGATGGAATAAAAGGCGGCATTACTAATTCGATGCTGTTTTATTACGTCCTGAATAATCTGGAATTTGATCAGTTGATATGGGAGTTCGGTACTGATGAAAACCCTGCATGGGTACACGTTGGTTATCGTAAAGGCAACAACAGAAAGCAAGTATTGAAAGCAGTTAAGGAAAACGGGAAAACAGTTTACAAACCATTTAAAGCACTATAACAAATGTTAAAAAGATACTATTCGCCAACACCTAAAAACATTCGAAAGTTTGCTGATAGCTTACTTGTCGGGGCAATGACTATTCAATTACAACCGGAGTTACTTGGTGAAAAATGGACACGTTACGCAACGATAATGGCTGTTGCTGCAAAGATGTTAAGTAACTTTTTTAAGGAAGAAAGCGATGAAACGTCAAACAACTGACCTGCTTCTTTTCTTATTTGTGCTGATGGCAATTGCTATCAGTATGGCATCCTGCAAAGTTTGCCCTGAGATTGTTACGACTTCACAAGTTGATACCAATGCCATCATTCAGAATGTGGAAAGGCAAACCAGATACAAGGATTCAGTGGCATTTGAAATGAGAGTTGATTCATTGGTTAAGTTATTCAATGATGCACTATTTAAAGCCTCACAACCGGACGTTGAATTCACGCCCACCACCATTGCCACAAAGAAGCAGGGAGGCACTGCGGCTAATGTAAGGCTGTATAAAGACAGCCTGAACAATCTGCAACTAACTATTGACCTGTTGACCGATTCACTTTATAAGTATCAGGAAAAGGACACGACTATTTATATCAGACAAGTGGATCATGATGTAGTAAAGGTTTGCCCGTATTTTCCAAAGTGGGTTCATTCATCCATGTTAATCGTTCCGCTGATACTATTTGCAACCTTCGGACTTATTTGTCTGGTGGTGATTATTGTCGGGAAAATGTAGTATATTTGTAATATGTAAAAAGGAGTATTCCGAAAATCCTTCAAAGAGTAGGAAAAACCATGAAAAAATAAAAAGAAAATGGTTACTTATTTTAACAAAAAAGACCTTGTAAGTTTTGGCTCTTACTTGCTGTCTGAAAAACGAAAAGCCATGTTTCAATCATCATTCGATGAGGCAATAAAAAACGGAGCTAAGATTCCATTTCCGGTAGAAGATTCCTTGAAAGAAGTTCATCATGCCGACATTGAAAACTGGATAGAAATTTCCAAAGAGTAATTATTGTGTGTTCCAGGTCTTTATAAGTAAATTTTGTCACTAGCCATCCTTCGGGGTGGCTTTTTTATTTGCCATCATTTCGACAGACTAATCGAAATGATCTCTTGCCTGTTTCGATATTTCTTGACTGTTTGAAATACCTACTATCATTAATACCGACATCAGCTTTTTGCTTAATCGGTTAAGCAAAAAATTCATTTTTGTACTACTCAAGCACATAGTTCAATTATAAGTAATTAATCTTGTGCATGATGCATGAACACGAAAACAAGCATAAAATATGCACGGAAAATCGTAAAAAATATGTAAAGGACTACCCCTAAAAATCTATCACAATTTTATTGGCATCCAACCGGACACGACCTGCACGACCAATCCATTTATGAGAATCAACGATAACGATGGTCCCGATTAATGTAAGCAGACCACCAATACCGGCAACTATTACGGGTGCATTGGAATTCTCATTGCCCTGACCATTTCCCAGCCCTTCAAATAACAGCCCTGCACTTCCTGCAGCAATGCCACTCATGGTTAAGATTGTTCCGGTACGGTACTCGCTATCGCAATAATCTAAATACGTACTCATCCGGTTAATTGCCCGTGCCTGTTCCTGTAATGCTGTTACTATTTTACTATTGATGGAATCCTGCACCTGAGAGAATGAAAGAGCCGGTAATAATACCAGAATGATAAGTAATTTTTTCATTTGTATAGGTTTTTAATTGGTGGCAATTTACTGTTTTTTTGTGTAGCTGTCAATAACACCCTGTAAGGTGGTTACTAATCCCCGAAGAAATTTTACTTCTTTTTCCAGTGCTGCATAGTTTTCGGTCAGGTGCTTTTTTATCCCAATCATATTTAGTGTATTGCTTTGCCTTTCCTGCTCCGTCAATGCCTATTTTACCTCCATCCATATCTATTCCGTATGGTGGGTCAACTATTGCTAAATCAAAGTGTTTGTCAGGGTATTTAGCCATAAGTTCCATATTGTCGCAATTAAATAATTCTATTTTCCCTTCGCTCATTTTTTGTTTTTTTTGAACACGAAATTGTCAAACGGAGACTGAATGTAGCCCTTGCTTATAGCATTGGTTAGTAGTATTGTAGCTTTTGTACTCATTACACCGCCTGTTTAAACTTCTTAACTACCTGACCGGTTGCATACTCCTGAATAGCGGACTTGCCGTTAGTGTCAATCAGTGATTTACGCAGGTAAATAACCAGTGGCACTTTCTTATCTGCCACCGGCTTACGCCCAGCGTTCGACTTCCTCTGTTTTTTTGTTGCCATTATTTGTATAATTGTGCTGACAAAGATATAAATTAATTTTGTAATTTAGCAAATGATTAAATAATATAAAATATTAATGTTGAATATCAGTCAGTTAGATTAATTGTAATTAAATATTCTATTTTATATAACATTTTATTGAATTGTAGCGTATATTTGCAAAATCAAATTCAAGCCAAATGATCTACGTATCTAAATTCACTAACAAAGCCTATCCAAAGGAAGGTAGAGCGGTAAGCTCCCAGCAGGTTCACGTTAACCTGAATCATTACGACAAAGTTGGCGGTGATGCTATCTACGACCACTATGAATTGAAGCCGGAACTACGGACGGCAGTAAGCAATAATAAGGCACAAATACTTTACAGATAATGCCATCAGGACTAATAGAATTAACCGATCCCTACTTCCGCACTATACAGGTTGACTACTATATCCAGCGTGGCAGCATCAGTGAACCTGATGAAATAACCATTAATCAGGTAGAATACAAAGGGCGCAAGGTGAAACGGTTCATACGTCCCGCAAACATAAAATGGATTGAAAGAAAAACATTAGAAACAGTAACGGAATAACTCAAATAAATATATATACCAATGAAAACAACATTCACAAAAGAGTACATCATGCAGGAAAGAGGCTGCTATGAGCCGGAACAGGTCAATCAATTATCATTCATTAACCTTCCTGAAATCACCATTCACGACATTATTAATTCTGAAATACCGCTTAAAGATAAGTTTTGGTTTTTCATTAAAAAATGTGATTTACCCGATAATGACAAGAGGTTAATTGCTATTCAATGTGCTGAATTAGTGCTTCATATTTATGAAGAAGAATATCCTAATGACGACAGACCAAGAAAAGCAATTCAGGCAGCCAAAGATTATCTGAACGGAACTATTGACCGTGCTGCTGCTGCTGCTGCTGCTGATGCTGCTTATGCTGCTGCTGCTGCTGCTTATGCTGCTGCTGCTGCTGTGCTGATGCTGCTGCTGATGCTGCTGCTTATGCTGCTGCTGATGCTGCTTATGCTGCTGCTGATGCTGCTTATGCTGCTGCTTCTGCTGATGCTTATGCTGCTGCTGCTGCTGCTTATTATTGTGATGATGCTGATTATTCTGATGTTCGTGCTGCTGCTTATTATGACTTT